TCGTCCTGCTCTAAATCCAAATAGCCGACATTTTCGACCTTTCCGCTGCGTTTATTCTTCTTTGTGAAATCAAAACGTCTCTTTGGCATGATTATTCACCTCCCTCCTGTTCATCCTCGTCCTCTGCCTCGTCGGTTTCGTCCGGTTCTGTTGCTGTGTCCGGCTGCTCTGCGTCCGGCTCTGTCTTTTCTTCCGGCTGCTCCGGTTCTTCGGTTTCATCCGGTTCGGATGCACCTTTCAAATATGCTGCTCCCGCCATAGTCAACGGAACGATGCTGCCATTTGCAAGCAGAACATCGCCTCCCTCCGCATCTTCCATGTCGAGTTTACGTCTTGCCTCATTCGGTTTGATAATCATTCCCCCGACACCGTTTCTCAAATATTCCATCTGCGTTTTTGAATCAGTGCGGAACAATACCTTTTCGTTGAATTTGTAATAATATCCGTCGTCTGCATCTTCATCCGGCAGTATTTTGAAATTGATTTCCTCCTCATACTGCTTGATTATGAACAGTTCCGTGTCGACGTAGAATGATAACTGCTGCATTTCGCTGTTACTGTATGACGACTTTGAATAGTCGTTGATTTGATTCGGTTTCACCCCGAACGCTCCGGCGATTTGCAGTGCATTGTATTTTTTCAGTTCAAAGAACTGCGAATCTGTCAGTTTGATGTCGAGAGGTGTGAGTTTCATCCCCAACGGAACAGGCAGGATTTTTCCTGTATTCTTCGCCCCGCTGCCGAACTCCTCAAACGACTCGACAAGTGCTGTTTTCGCTTTTTCGTTCAGTTCTCCGGTATATTCAAGAGTTGCCTTTGCTGTCAGACCGCTCTCATACAAGTTATTCATGAACGCCTGTGATTCGGATGCACCCGCAACCGTGTCTCTCAATATCTGCTGCACTGGTAGTCCTGTGATTCCGTCAAAACTGAATGATGTTTTGAAGTGCATGACCTCGTCTGTACTGAACACATATTGACGACCGGATGTCGGGTCTGTGTAGACATACCACAAACGCCCAACTCCTGCGAATATTCCCGCATCGTCAACGACTATCTGCACACAATTTGACTGCATAACCCACAAATCAACGATTTTGATTTCACCGCCGTATTTCTTGCGGTCAAACTTCTTTCTTATGTACACATAGGCGTTTCCGTAATGGTTGCGGTTGATTTCAACCGTGTTCCAAAATGTCGTTGGTGTCATAAACGGATTCGGTCTTTTTGAGAGCAGCTTTGATGTGTCCGTCGCCTCTGCCTCAATGATTCCCTTGTCCGTTTTCTGATAATATTTGATAGGCATTTTCGCAAGGGTCTCCGACAGCATCTTGAGACATGTGAAATACGTGACCTCTGATGTCGGTTTCCCTTTTCTTTTCAGTCCTATCCTCTCAAGGAACGACGGTGAGTTCAGTGTCACAACGCCTCCGCTGTCCTGTGGTTCTCCTCTCCACCAATTTGAAATTTTCACTCCTAATCTCTGAAACGGATTCATTTATTTCTCACCGCCTTTCTTCATGTATTTTTCAAATTGCTCAAGCCATTCGTTGACAGTTTCATTCACATCCGGACGGTATTCCTCTTTCATTGCGTGTTTCCATGCGTCGATGATAGCGTCAATCGGGTCTATTCTCTCTGTCGTGATGTCTTTGTCAATTTTTATTTCGCCGTAGTTATTTGAGATGGTCTTTGCGTTTGCGATAGACCACACAAGCAAACCATCGGCAGGAACAACAATCTTGTTTCCCTCTTTTCCGACCTCTATTCCCTCGATTTCCACGTTGCCTGCTAAAATCTCAAGTCTGAAATCGACCGTCGCATCGTTCAACTCTTTCGCTGTCTGTGTAACAGAGATTGAATCGAATCCCAACGCCTCAAGGTCTGACAGGAACGCCGATGCGTTGTGCGGGTCATAACAAATCAACTGCGGTTTGAGGTCGTATTCTTTCACCAAATCCTCAAGATATTTGATGATGTATTTGTAATCTGTCTTTATTCCTCCCAGTGTCTCGGTCACTGTCACAAGACCCTTTTCAATCCATACGTCATAAGGTACTTTGTCGGTCTTGATGTGTTCATCCACCCTTGAGGACGGAATGAACGAATGTGTGTGTATAAAATATTTCTTTACTCCGTCAACCATGAACGGAATCA